GACTAACACAAAAAGATTATATTTCAGTTGAAGCAGAAAGTCACTCTACAGATGCTGGAAATAGAAGTAGTCAAAATGAACCACAAAAGTTTGCATCTAATTATAGAGCTGGAAGAAGAGATGCAGTTTATCTTTACAAATTTTTAAAGAAGCATCAAATCAACTTTGGAACTATTATGCAACAAGAAGGTGAAGATGGTTCTGAAAACTGGTTGACAATCTCATCAATTCAAGGAATAAAAGAAGGTGAGGGAAATGGTTTTTTTGGTAAGTTTGGTGAACAAAACGTAGATTATGCAATGTCAACTATTAAGAAAATTGCAAAAATTACTGGAGAAACTTCATTTGGTAATACTATAGTTCAATCCTTTTCTATGATGTTTCGTTGTTATACTGATTTTGGTCTATATGAAAATGGAAATGGTTTGTTTACTAAACCAGATTTTCAAAAGTTCTTAGTTGAATTTTTTAGAGAAAAAAATAAAAAATCAGACTCATGGATGGATGAATCTCAATCTTTATTAATGGAAGAAATTAATCAAACTGGTGGTGTAAAAAATATTGCATACATTAACACCACTATCTTCTGGCCTGCAATTGTAAGTTATTACAAACATATCACTGGAAATACAAATGGTTTTAGTGTTGAAGCATGGTGTAATAAGGAATTGTTAAAATTTTGTAAGGATAGATTTCTTGCAAAAGAAGCAAGAAGAAACATTACATAGTATGATTAAAAATTTAAATATGGATAATTATATTAAAGTATACGATGATGTAATTGATGAAGTTTCTTGTAAAGAACTTATTGATAAGTTTGAAGCTTCGCACGAATCATATCAGACTGTTCATCATGAGGATAAAGAAAATGCAATTTCTTTTGAGCAGATTAATCTACTTGAATTAGAAGAATGGAAGTCTGTTCAGAACGGATTACTTGAGGTTTTTCAAGATTACATTGTGCATTATAAACTTGATTGTAATGTTTATGATAAAATGTGGCCAGAGAAATATGGTTATGAAGCCGTGAGAATGAAACGATATTTAAATAATGACTATGATCGATTTGATCCTCATGTTGATGTTTTGAATTATGAAACCTCACGAAGATTTTTGGCATTTTTCATTTATCTAAATGATGTTGATAACGGCGGTGAAACCGAGTTTTTAAATATTAATAAACCAGGAACATATTTTCCATATAAAGTAACTCCTAAGAGAGGACGACTTTTGATATTTCCTCCAACATGGCAATATTATCACGCCGGCCGAAAGCCAATTTCAAATAAAAAATATATTATTCATTCTTATTGTCATTATGGATAACTATCATTACGTCTATCATAAAGAAACCGATGAACAGGCCTTTAGACTACAGGAAGGTAAGTTCGAAGGTGTTGTTTGGAATTATAGCAACGTTAAACTACCAATTCACGATGAAAATGGAGAACTTTTAAGTCCGGAAGAAGTTGAGAGTATTCCATTGACATTCGAGTATGAAATATTATATAATAAGAATGGTGTAGTAACAGAAGATAATCATAAAGAATTTGAGTTTGTCATAGGTGACATTCTCATGAATGTAATAGAAGAAGGATTAGAGCATGACCAAATCACAGTTGACCCAGAGAATAGAAACAAAGATTCTGAGCAACTTGATTCATAGTGAGGAGTATGCTAGAAAAGTAACTCCGTTTATTAAAGAAGAATATTTTCAAGATAGTATTGAAAGAATTATTTTTCAAACAATTTTAGATTATACAAATAACTATCAAGTAAATCCTACCGTCGATATTCTTGTTATCGATGTTCAGAAAAAATCTTTAAACGAAGAGCAATATAAAAAAGCAGTAGAATATCTTTCAGATATTACAGATTCAAAAACTGATCTTCAGTGGCTTGTAGATCAAACAGAGAAGTGGTGTAAAGACAAAGCCATTTACAATGCTGTTCTTGATGGTATTCATATCATCGAGGGAAAAGATAAGACTAGGAATCCAGAAGCACTTCCTTCTATTTTATCTGATGCTCTCGCTGTGTCGTTTGACACGAATGTAGGTCACGACTACATGAATCAAGTGTCTGATCGTTATGAGTTTTATCATACGAAAGAGGAAAAGATACCATTCGATTTAGATTTCTTCAATCGTATTACCAAGGGCGGACTGCCAAACAAAACACTAAACATTGCACTTGCAGGTACAGGCGTAGGTAAGTCTTTGTTCATGTGTCACGTTGCAGCTTCAACATTGATGCAAGGTAAGAACGTTCTTTATATTACCTTAGAGATGTCAGAAGAAAAGATTGCAGAACGTATTGATGCAAATCTAATGAATATTTCTATAGACGATATGCATGATTTGCCAAAGCATATGTATGAGAATCGTTTTGAAAAAATACAAAAGAAAACTCAAGGTCGTTTGATTGTCAAAGAGTATCCAACTGCGTCTGCTTCTGTTGCACATTTCAAGGGATTATTCAATGAACTGCAACTTAAAAAAGATTTCAATCCAGACATTGTTTTTATTGACTATCTAAATATCTGCTCGTCTAGTAGATTTAGAGTAGGTGCTAATGTAAACTCTTATACATACATTAAGGCAATTGCAGAAGAATTAAGAGGTCTGGCTGTAGAATGTGATATACCAATCGTGTCTGCAACACAGACAACCAGAACGGGCTTTGTTTCTACGGACATTGGTTTGGAAGATACTTCAGAATCCTTCGGTCTTCCAGCCACAGCAGACTTCATGTTTGCTCTTATCAGTTCAGAAGAACTAGAAGGACTCAATCAAATGTTGGTTAAACAGTTAAAGAACAGATATGCTGATCCTACAGCAAATAAAAAGTTTATCATTGGTGTTGATAGAGCTAAGATGAAACTTTATGATGTAGCACAAACAGCACAAGACGATCTTGTAGATACGGGTCAAGATGAGGAGATAATAGATAGGTTCGCAGACTTCAAAGTATAATAAATAGTACTATGAAAACTTTTAAAGAGCATCTACAGTTGGATGCGGACCTATTAATTGAATCAACTGAAGAATCTACCTTAATGGAAGGTACGATTGTATCTTGCTGGAATTTAAATAGTAAAGGCGAAACTGCATTTAAAAGATCAATTCTAAATGACGGTGCAGTAAAATCTTGGTTAAGAAAGTCTAAAAATGCTAAGTGGAAAGGAACTCCGGTTGGCAAACTTAAAAGAAACGAACTTCTAGAAGCTCTTTGGCAGTTTTCCAAACTCGTAGTACAAAAAGGTAATCAGGCTGGAGCTAAAGGAAAAGCATCTCCCGCTGGTCAATCTAAACCAGGCGTTTCAAAATTCTGGACAAACACAACAGGTAAAGGTAAAGACACATCAAAGGCTGACATTGATGTTGGTGGTGTTGGTGTATCTGTTAAGGGTCCAAAAGCTCTGTTGATGTCAGGAGAGCAAAAAGAATCTAAAGCAACGGCATATGCTGCTTTTGATGAGTCAGGTAGTCGTAGTAGAATAAAAAAACAAATCTTTAATGAATTGGACAATATGATTACTTCCACTAGAACTTCTGGTCCAGAGTGGACTACAGATGCAATTGCAAAGGCATCTCTAAAAGATATTAGGAAATTAAAAGATAACGAACAGAAGAAAATGAATGTAGCTGCAAAACAGGCTCACGAAACAGGAAAGAAAGTAAAGTCAAATCTTGAGGCTCTAATGACAAAGGCCTTCAATGTCAAAGAAGTTGGAAATTCTTTTGCGTGGGAGTCTATGACAGGATGGGAAAAATTTGGTGGAAAAACTTATAAAGATCCTGGATCTGGTGTTGAAGGAGAAGCATTACAGATGTTAGTTTGGAGTCCAAACATGGAGCAACTTCAATGGAAATCAGTCAAAAAGAATGGTCCGTATGTTTCTAAAGTAGCTTCTCAAATGAAAATGAAAGCTGATATGAAAAGTGGATCTTATAAGCAGGGCGGTAAGAAAGCAGGATACTCGTTTTTTCAGACAGTTAGATTAAATATAGATACGGCGTTTTCTGATGCAGATAGATTAAATGAAGATTTTGAAAAGAGTGTGACAAAGTATGAACAATATTTAGCTGAAGGTGTAAATGAAGCTGTACTGTGGGATGCAATCAAAGGTCTTTGGGCAAAGTTTATCAGTAAGATGAAAGTCATATGGGAAACACTTGTAAGAACATTGGTACAATTAAAAAATAAATTAAATGAATTATGGGATGACGGTATAGACGCAGTTATGAACTTCTTTGAAATGGATATCTCTGTAAGAGTAGATCCATATGTTAAGTTGATTTAAAGGAAAAAACGTAAATGGCCGGAGCAGCAGCAGAAAGACAAGAGACAGGAGTTGTAAATAAAGTCAATAGTGCCGTAAGGAAAAATCAAAAAAATCCTGTGACGGTTGTTTCTGCTAATGGAACAAAATTAGGAAAAATAATAAAAGCATCAAAATACTCAGGACGACAAGTTACTGGATCGGAACCATATATTGACGTTATATTTGAACAAGTAGAAAGAAATAAAATTAAAAAAATAGGATTATCTTTAAAAGGCGAATCCGCACCTTCTTTAGCTGGAGGAGGATTGAGAGGAATAAATTTAGCTGCTCCTGGATTAGCTAAAAAATTTATGACTGCAGCTAGAAAAAAATTATTAGATATGGGTTTAGATACTGGAGATAAAGTTCCTGATGTTTACGGAGAAATAAGAGGTACCCAAAAGAAAAAAATTGTTGTCGGAAATAAGGATATGGGAGGACCTATTGACTATATGTATATTGGTCCTATGAGTGTTATTGGTAGCTATGACGATAAAAAAAATATTTTAAAATTAAACGGAAATATTATTGATGCCGAATATTATGCAAAAAGTCATAAGTTGTATTTTAGATTGAGAGCTCGTAGGGAAGATCAAAGATTTGATCCTGATGCATTTGATAATGCAGGTATTCCTAAAGTTTATGGAAAGTCACCAAGTAGAGGAGACAGCGCAGGAAGAATTGTAGTAACAGATAGTACTCCTAATAATGCCGTGATAGTAAAGATATGAATAAATTTTTAGAATTTCTAACAGAAGATAAGAATACTCATCTGGAACATCTCGAAGATGAGATTATCAACAACGGATCAATGGGTGGTAAAAACGCTGTTGCCTTTCTTTCTTCATTAAGTGATATGCTTCAAGGTTACAGTAAAAGAAAAATGAATGTGACCGTGAAGTGGGATGGTGCACCCGCTATCTTTGCAGGAACTAATCCTGAGAATGGAAAGTTCTTTGTTGGCACAAAGGCAATTTTCAATGTACCAAAAGAAGAAGGTGGTCGAGTTGGACCATTAATTAATTATACTCATGCAGACATTGATAAGAATCATCCTGGTGGTCCTGGACCAAAACTTCACGTTGCATTAGATCATTTTAAGAAACTTAAAATACCTGGTATCTGGCAAGGAGATTTACTTTTCACGCAAGAAGATTTATCAACATCAGACATTGGTGGAGAACCTTCGATAGTCTTTACTCCAAATACAATTACATATGCAATTCCTTTAGCAGATGATCTAGCAAAAACGATTCGTTCTGCAAAGATCGGAGTTGTATGGCACACACAATACTCTGGAAGAAAGATGACAAATCTAAAGGCCAAGTTTGGAGTAAAGTCAGATAAATTGAGTAAGACAAGTGCAGTGTGGTCAACGGATGCAACATTCAGAGATACATCGGGCAATGTTAAGTTTACTTCTGCCGAAGCAAAACAGTTTCAAAAAATATTAAACATGGCATCAGGTTCTTTGAAAAAAGCATCTAATTATCTTCGTGTTATCGAGAAAGATGTTAAAGCAAAAAACGAATGGACACCCGGTGGAACGATGAAAATATTTCTAAACTCCTATATTCGTGGAGGAGAGAAAGTAGAAAACACAGAAAAAGTTACAAACTTTTTTGAAAAATTTTATACTGAAAGACTCAATAAAAAGATTGCAAGTATTAAAAGTAAAGATGGTAAGAGGAAATGGGAACAGGTAAAAAAGAGTGGACTTTCAGAATATAATAAATATAAGAAAGATTTTTATTATGTAATTGCGACATATATTACACTGCAAACTGCCAAGACAATAATAATAAGAAAATTGGAAAGGGCAGAAAATATAGGAACATTTATTCGGACGCCAGACGGTTATAGAGTAACAGCCCCAGAAGGTTTTGTCGCAATCGATCACATAGGTAAAGCTATGAAATTAGTTGATCGTTTAGAATTTTCTAGAGCTAACTTTACTGTCGACAAGAACTGGAAATAAATGTTGGAGAACAACAAATGGAATTTAGTGGTCCTTCAGTAGCTCTAGGAGTATTTCTAACATCGCAATTAGGTGCAGCAATTTGGTGGGCGTCAGAAACAGATGTTAGAGTTACAGAAAATCGTTCAGCAATTTCAAGAGTCACACAAAACTCTCAAGACATAGCTGTCATACAAAACGACGTAAAAACTATAAAACAAATGCTTGATGAAAATGAAAAAAACATAGATGAAGTTGCAGAGATGGTTAGAGAACTTTTATATAGTAAATCTAGAGATGATAAGTAATGAAAAATATAGTAGATACAGTCAAAAAATATCTAGATGAAAATTGTTGGGATGGTTATCGACAAGTCGGAATGAAAAAGAAAAATGGAAAGATGGTTCCGAATTGTGTTCCCAATAATGAGGCAGTAAAACAAGACAAAGATATTAAAGATCGAGAAGGAACACAACCAGCTAAGTATTATGCCAAAGATGCTGAAGGTGATAAGATGTCTAAGTCTACAAAGACAGCTCGAGCAAAACATTTTGAAAGAGGAGCTGCCAAAGATGATAACGATCCCTCTGCATATGAACCTGCACCAGGCGATAAGGGTGCAAAGACAAAACTTTCAAAGCACACAGTTGCAGTAAGAAAAAAGTTTCCACAACTCTATAAAGAAGAAGCTGCAACTTCTCTTAAAAAGAAAGCAGAAGCCTCTGGTATTTCTGCAAGTATTTTAAAACAAGTTTATAATCGAGGTGTGGCCGCCTGGAGAACAGGACATCGCCCAGGAACAACACCAGAGCAATGGGGTCATGCCCGAGTAAACTCTTTTATTTCAAAAGGAAAAGGCACTTGGGGTAAGGCCGATTCGGATCTTGCAGCTAAAGTTCGTAAAGAAAGTTTAGGTGAAGCAGATGAACATAGTTGGAGATCAGAGGGCCATTATACTGCCGATGGTAAAGAATGGACAGGAGATCAACACGCATATAATGGTGTAGTAATGACTGGAAAAACACACAGCAAAAACAGTCAGAAACTTTATCATTACAAAGAACTACCCGCAGAACTTCGTCAAAAGATTGATGCTAAATTAGGTGAAGCTACATCTTGGGCTCAACAAGCAGCAATTGCAATTGCCAAAAAGAAATCAGGCAAGTACAATAAAGAGGGTAAGAAAATTGACGAAGAACATTGTCCTCATTGCGAAATGAAAAATGAAAAACACGAAAAGAATTGTCCAATGATGAAAGAAGAAGTAAATCTAATTGAGCAGAATTTTTATCGTGTAGGATCAGAAAAGTATTTTGATTTCTTCAATGGAATGAGAAAGCAGTATCAAGAAGGAACATATCAACCAACAGGTTTTGATAAAGAACTTATGGAAGGAGACCTAGGTAGAGTAGCCACTCTTTCTGATGGTCAGATTGTTCCATTAGACTGTCCCATGATTGAGGAAGAAGAAGATAAAAAAGATGTTGAGTTGGGTAAACCAAAGGCCGGCGGACCTAAAAAATACTACGTTTATGTTCGTGACCCAAGCACAGGTAATATTAAGAAAGTAACTTGGGGAGATACGACTGGACTAAAAGTTAAACTCAACAATCCAGAAGCACGAAAGAGTTTTGCTGCTCGGCATCAATGTTCTACACAGAAAGATAGAACAACTGCTGCTTACTGGGCCTGTAATTTACCTCGTTATGCTAAACAACTTGGTTTATCTGGTGGTGGGAATTTTTACTGGTAATGAATCCTTATATGGATCAACTGGATCTTTTTGACAAAAACTTATTTGTCAGAATTTTCAATGAAGTTCCAGAAGAAGAATTAATTTGGCATAGAGACAAAAGGAATAGAGAGATAACAGTATTAGAAAGTGAAGGTTGGAAACTACAGATGGACAATGAATTGCCAGTTCTTTTAGAAGTGGGTAAAACTTTTCATATAGAGAATATGATTTATCATCGACTTTTAAAAGGAAAAGGTCCTTTAGTTCTGCAAATTTTGGAGAAATAAAAAATGGCACAGTGGAGAATAGACAATCAAGAGTATCTTGAGCACAATAAAACTATTTTTGAAGTAGTAAACCTTGCAGATGAAGATGGTAATATTATTAACTCATTCGCTGCAGCTTCTAATATTGTTATCTCTGCCGGAGATTTGACAGGTTACTCTGCTATCAACAAATTTGGAAGAAATCCAAATATTGGTGGTGCGCCAGAAACAATTTGGATGTATGGTGGAAGGTATGTATATCTTACATCACCATCTACTGTTTATGCCCATAGTGCAGATACAGATGATAGTGTCAGTGGAACAGGTGCGAGAACAGTTACTATTCAAGGACTAGATGGAAACTATGAATCCATAGAAGAAACAGTTACAGTTCGTTCTGGTGTTGCAACAACTGCCCAATTTCTAAGAGTATTTCGTGCCTTTGTTGTTACTTCTGGTTCAACTGGAACTAACGAAGGTAATATTATAATTTCTACTGGCGCTGCTGGAACAGGAACAGTTCTTGCAGACATTGGAACAATTGGAACTGGAACAACTTATGGTCTAGGACAAACACAACTTGCTCTTTATACAATACCTGCTGGCAAAACAGGTTATTTAACAGCATGGAATATTGGTGTTGGTTCTTATAATGACGCTGTGACAGTAACCTTACTATCAAGAGAATTCAATTCTGCTTTCAGAACAAGAGATATTATGGATGTGCCAGGCGGTTCTCATGTAAGAAATTATTCAGTTCCTATTAAATTACCAGAAAAAACTGATGTTGAAATAATTGGGATTGCTACTACAGGAACAAATATATCTTCTTCATTTGACATTATTCTAGTGGATAACACATAATGGCCAAAACAGTAGCATTTACGTTTGGTAGGTTTAATCCTCCAACTACTGGTCACGAGAAGTTATTAGATGCTACTCGTAAGGTTAATAGCAATTATCGTGTATATACTAGTCAGTCACAAGATCCAAAGAAGAATCCCCTAGACTTTAAAAATAAAGTTTCTGTTATGAAAAGTATGTTTCCTACACATTCAAGAAGCATATCGACAAATAAAGTAACAACGGCCATAGATGTTATGGTCAATCTCTATAAAGAAAAATATACAGATGTAACAATGGTAGTAGGTTCAGATCGTGTTTCTGAATTTGAAAAATTACTTAATGCATATAATGGAAAGAAAGCACGTCATGGTTACTACAAATTCAATTCTATCAGAGTTGTAAGTGCAGGCGAAAGAGATCCAGATGCAGAAGGAGTAAGTGGTATGTCAGCATCAAAAATGAGACAAGCCGTGCAGGATAACGACTATGATTCGTTTTCTAAAGGTCTTCCAAAGAAGTTTAAAGGAGGCCGTTTATTATTTAAAATATTGCAAAAGGCAATGGGAGTTAAGAGTATTCGAGAGTGGATAGAAACAACTCCAGAAAAAATCGAAGAAGAAACTATCATCGAAGAACAAAAGACTGATATGATAGAGTCATTCAAAGATAGACTATATAAGAAAGAATATCAGGCAGCTGCAAATATGTATAAACAGTTTATCAAACGAGGCGATTCCAGTGGAGAAGCTTTGCATAGAGCTGCAAGTTCTTTCCGTCATGTGTCAGAAAGAGGCCTTAGAGACTTTCTAAATAGATAAATAGTATTACAAAATAACAATACATTATGCCGAGTAGGTGATGTTATCAACCGAAAAGAGAGGAAAATTAAATGTCAGATCCAAGTAGTGCAAATAAACCACTATATCTTACAGATGCACAAAAACGAAACGTAGAAATGGGCCCAGGTGGTTGGGTTCGTAAAGCAGGCGATGCCGAGACAGGCAGCGATGACACAAACGCAGATCCAGAAATCCTAGTAGCATTTCGTGGTCAAGCAACAATTACAGGTTGGATTTCGCAGTTCCGTTGGACAACTGCTTCTCCAAGCGAAGCAGCACCATCTGCCTTGTCAATTACAGCTTACTTTAGTGAGAACGTTGACATTACAGGCACCCCACGAATTGTAGTAACAAACAGTCAAGCTGGTGGTGGTACTGCTGCAACATTTAACCTAGACTATGCTTCTGGTACAGGCACAGACGTAATCGTATTTACAAGTGCAGTTCCAAGTGCTGGTCAATATGCAGAAGATGATGTTCTGTCCATTGGTGCAAACGCATTAACACTAAATGGTGGTACAATCAAAGACGCTGGTGTATCTACAGTAACAACAATTACACACGATGCTGGTGTAGGTAACACAGGTAACGCAGCAACTGGTGGTACTGATGACGGTGCTACAGTAACTGTTCTTGCTTAATTATGTAAAACGTGATCCATGTGTATGCATGGAGTAGAATTCCCGAAAGGGTTTATATAGGAGAAAATTAAAATGGCAGATAAAAAGATTACGGCTTTGACCGATCTAGGTTCAGGTATTGCTTCGGTAGACTTGTTCCACGTAATTGATGATCCAACAGGTACACCTGTAAACAAGAAGGTAAGTGCAGCTAATGTATTCAATAATATTCCTTCTTGGCTTGGTCTTGCTGATACAGCACAGTCTCTATCAGCAGCTGGTGCAGTAACACTTACAGAGTCTATTACAAATTTGACTCTGGCTGGTACTTCTCAAGCTCTAACACTTGCAGACGGTGCACAGGGACAGATCAAGATTATTACTTGTATTGATGGTTCTGGTGCAGGTACAATGACACTAACACCAACAAACCTTGCAGGAGCTTCAACGATTGCTTGGACACAAGGTACTGATGGTCCAATCACAGCCGGCGGTTCTGGTACAGGTGCAACATGGGTTGGTATTTTTAATAACAGTAAGTGGCATACACTTGCAGCTGTTGGTGTAACTATCGCTTAATAGTTTGGAGATTATTATATTATGATTAGTGTGAAACAATTAGAAGAACGAAAAACGAAAGTTGCAGAAGATATCAAACAGATTGAAGAAGCAATAGAAACCTTGGACGCACAGAGAGTTCAGCTTCAAGCTAATCTCTATGCGCTTCAAGGTGCTTCTCAGCAAGTTGATTATTTTTTGAGTATGAATACTAAAGAGGATACCAAAGAGGAAGAAGAAGATGAGTGATGAAGAAGTAATACGATATGGTGCTGGTGGAAAACCATATGTGGGTAAAGTTGGACCTCAAAGCACAGAAGTTGAACCAACACCACAGGTAGAAGAAAAAGAAGAGGAACCAAAAGTATCTATTTCATTTGAAGAAGACGATACTCCAGTTTCCGATGATGAGTTAAAAACAAAAATTAAAGGCGGAAAGTAAAATGAAAACTTATAAACAGTTTATGTCTGAAGATGCCCCAGGTTCTAAGGTAGGAGTTTCGACTTCTATCAATCAACATGGTGGAACAGATCCATATGACATTCAGAACGCAGATGTTCTAAAACGTGTTAATGCTTTTGTTGGTTCTATTGCTGATCGAGAATATCTTATTCCCGAAAATGCAGTAGGTCAACTACGAGGCTTTATGGAAAGAATTGGTCTGACATTTGATATGCCAGAAGAACTTCCGGAGTCTGGTACAGTTAGTATGCCACTAAAGCGATATGGTGGTGTTTTCGGTAAAAGTGTAGATACACCTTTTGATGAGTTTGAACGTGAGGATGGCATTGATAAAAGTTTAAATATTCAGATAGAAAGTTTAAGGAATAATTCTTTTAAAGTATATGCTAAAATAGCATAAATGTTTGAAAAGATAACTTCGGCAAACTGGACAATGTTTGCCATGAAACATTATGATAACCCTCAGTCCGATGGTGAGGAAGAGTTTCAAGATGATCTCAAGAGATTTAAATATCTCAAAAGATTACTCAAGAAATATCACGAGGGAGGTGACTTGAAAGAAAGGCTGATACTTAATCACATTATTGTTTTGACTAATGTGTTTGGTGTAGAAGCTGCAACAACTTTATTATTGTTTAAAATTGAACCAGAATATTGGTCGGAGTTAAAAACTTTTTTAATATATTTGAATATGATAACTTGGCATGAGCCAGCATTAATATCAATACCCTGGGATAAAGAGATATGGAACACTTTACAAAGTATATAGACGACCATCATAAACTTTTAGCTGAAGGTCGAGCTATAGATTTGTTTGTTGCTTATCGTTTCTTGCGAATTCTTACAACGCCTTGGGATGAACAAGATGCATATCAACACGGTATTATTGATGATAATGGTAAACTGTTAAGAAAAGCAAATGAACTAACGACCGAGGAGGAGAAGAAATCATTTACTCTCCTTCATCGGTTAGTTTTTAATCTTAAAAGAATACTCAATAAGATTCCTTTAGTTAGGTCTAAACTCGGAACATATGCTACGGCATTGTTTCTTCTCAAACAAAGTGTAATTACTGATGATGAAGAAGCCGATATGATTGAAACAACTTTTAAGAATTGGTTGATCGATAATGGATACGTTGATCCAGAAGAATTAGACGAAGAAGTTATCGGTATTGGTGAGAAGTTACCAAAAGGCAAATATAAACTTTCTCAAGATATATTTACAGACAAATCAGAAATACAAGGCAATAAGGGAGATGTTGTAGTTGCTTTTTCTGATGTCTCACCTACAGACGAAATATTAGGACAAAGTATTTTTAAAGTAGTTCATCAAAAATCTAAAGAAGAAATTTACGTTTCATTAGAGGACTTGGAAGATGTCTAAGGACGACAAAAATATAAATATTACAGAACCACCTAAGGATGCAACAGATTCTAAGAAGGTTCAAAGATGGCAGGTTTGGACACAGGGATCAAAAGATCCTCAAGAAACAAAGAGAAAATTTAAAAACCAAACACCAGGCCAAGTAAGAGATTATAAGCATTTCGTGGCAGCAAGACGCTTCAAAGCATTTGAACAGATAGAGTCTGTTCAGATCAAGAATGAAGATGCTCCAGTAAATTCAGTTGCTGGTGGCGGAGTTGACATGGCACCAAATGCAAAAAGTACTTCGGTGTTTATTAAACGAAGAAAAGTTGATGGTCGTTCAAAGGAGTATAGGGAAGCTGTTCGTCGAATTAAAGAACGACAAGAAAAAATTAATCAAAGAGAAGTGGAGAAAAAGTTAAGTCAGTTTGGATTGATATCAAATCCATTCATGGAGCAAAAAACAATGAGTAACAAATATCTTGAAACCAAAGAAGGAAGTTTGGAAGATGCGGTGTTTAAGGCACTAAATCCAAATGAAGACTTAGAAACTTTAAAAATGCCTGAAAAGAAAGAGGAGTTAGAGGAAAAGATTACACCCGATAATTATAATCCCGATACTCATACACAAACTGGCGCAAAACAAAAAATTAAACCATCTTTCAATACAAAAACTCATCGACTTATTGTTAAAGACGGTAAAGTAAAAGTCATTAGTCGTGCAGAGTGGGAGATGAAACGAAAAGATATGAGAAAGCAGGGTTGGGATCTTGCGGAAGATAACACGAATGATCGATCCGACGATGGTGAAGGAATGGATAAAGTTCAACCTAAAGCTCTTAAAAAGAAATTTAAAGATCGTAAAGACAAAGATATTGACAATGATGGAGATACAGATTCTTCTGATGAGTATCTACATAGTAGACGTAAAGCAATCTCAAAAGCAATGGAGTCAAGTCTATCGTTTAAGAAGTTTAGAACTGTAGATGAAGCTCATGAAGTTGGAACAGATGAGTATGCCAAGTATACAAGAGAAATGACTCCAGGAGAAGGTATCACAAATAGTGATGCTAAAAAGGCAGACGTTCTGAAAAAGAAAGAACAAAAGCAACAACAGAATCAG